TAAAAACTCGTGCGCATCGCACAAATCCCTGAAACTGAAAACTCCCTGAACCACGTCCCGATGCTGCCAAAGTCCCGCCATCACAGGACGCCAGAGAAACCCGTCTAAGGTTGGGTACTCTGTCCCGGGACAATCGTCGCCGGGGTCTCGCTCGAACTCGATCCGGCGCCTGGAAAAAAAGGGGCGATATTGAACGCCACACACTCCGTTGTGAGCTTGTAAACCAGCGGAGCATCGAATTCAAGGTCTTTGAGTGCGTAGCGTCCATCGCTTTGCAAAATCGGCATTGCAATCTGCGTGCCCGTCTTGGAACTGTAGCGCCCGCAACAGGCGAGTGAAAGCTGTTGTACCTCGGCCAATTCCTCGCGGCTGAGTTGTTCGATAAGGAACTGGGCGGTCATGGCGAATCCAACTTCAGGGGCAACCGTTGGCGCTTCCTGTGTTCCGTTTGTGGAGCTCGCTGGCTGCGCCTCCTGATAAGCCCGATAGCGCTTTACAAATGTCGAGTAAATCCAGCTTCCATCCGCTGCCTTCAACTGGCCGATGCGGTATAGATGCTCGCCGATCTGAACGTCCTTGTGATCCATGATCCCTCTTACTGGTTGGCAATGTTCGCGGCAAAGAGCGTCCATTCAAGGTATTCGCCCTTCGTTCCATAGGGTTGCGGGGGCTTTTTCGAGAACGAAACGCCCGTGCAAACGTTCTGATCGCCGGTCACGAGATTCTGAAGATCAAGCGCGATCGCCGCCCAGTTCGTTGAATTGCTGTTGAGAAGTTCCGTTTGATGCAGATTCAAAGCTGTCTTCAAGAACGCATTGACTGCCGAGGTCTGCTGGCACGAAACCTTAACGGTTCCATTCTGGCCAGGAGATGCGGAAACCATCACGGCGCTGTCCGCAGACACGTCATGCTCCGTCCACTCGTGGGTCATTTCCACAGTGATTTTGCCATCGCCGATGTTCCCGCCAGCTAGGATGAAAGAGCCGGCCAGCGGAGAGGCGATTGCCCCTGTGAGGTCTTTGAATGAATATGTCGTTGTTCCGTTCGCCATTTCAGACTCCTATCACTGTTGGACATTGATACCAATTACGAAACTCTGCTGCGTGCCAGCCAGAATCACAGCCACATAGACCGGCATGGACTGGAAGAGAGCCCTATCGCCCGATGACTGGGTAATGAATGAAGGCGACCCAACCCAGTAACCAGTGGATAGTGCCGTCCCTGCCGTGAGGCTCTGATTGGTTCCGGGCAGGAGTGTGGCACCTTCCCATACGCCGCCTGCGATGAATCCGCGATTCACGGAGCGCGAACATGCGCCGCGGACGGCATTGAGGATCAAGGCTTGGCCGGCATCCGTCTGCGGGATTGAAGGCAGCTTTTGCAGGACATTCAGCACCGAAATCTGGGCATCTGCCGCCAGCATGTCGAGGCCCTGAACGGTCGTGAAGCTCAAGCCGTTGCCGTTGACGCCCTGATAATAGAAATCGTAACTGTTCGCGTAATTGTTGTAACTGTTGCCATTGTTCCCGAATCCAAGGCCCGGAGTACCCGCAAACACATTGATCTGCGCCTGTGTGAGAACGGTGGTCTGGATTCCGACAAGCGTCTTGGCTGCGACCGTGAAGGCGCTGTTCGGAGCGCCGGTATTCAGGCCCATCGCTATGCCTAAAATCGCAGCCGCGGCGTAGACGTTCGCCGGAGCTGGAGGCACAGGGACATTGCTGGTACTCGTGTAGATTCCCTGCACGCGCCCATAATTGAGCGCCTTGATTGCCGAGAACACGTTTCCTGTGGTTCCTTGGAGGGCAGAAAGGCTCGTGGTCGCATAGATATATTGCATGGCTGGCTGGACGTTCTGCTCATAGGCCGCAATCGGGGCAACATCCGAATCTCCCGCATTGGTCCACATGCATCCGTACCAGTTCGTATTGGCAAGCCGGCAAGCCGTGATCGCTTGGAGAACTGTTTCGCCTACCGCTGTGATGTTGACTTCTAGATTGATGCCCGTGCTGGGTGCCTGTGCGGTCGTGGTCAGAGCGTTTGCGACCGAGTAGCCGGTTCCCTGCTGGCCGGGAATGAAGGCGACTGAGGTCACTGCGCCCGCATTGACACCTGTCACCTGGCCGTATCCAAATGAGGCGTTCGATTGTGAAATGAGGAAGGTATCGTTCAGCTTCCAGCCTGTGCCGGCCGAACTCGAATCGACGGTGATGGCTGCAATCGCTGTGGGATCCTGGCATCCGACCCAGCCGTATTGGGGCGGCGTGACCGGGGGCGCATCTTGATCGAAATACAAGCCCATTGCGATGTATTCAGGATCGGTGGGCTGATAGCCGAGAGCGGCCATCGAAGACGCCCATGTCGTTCCTGGAATGAGGGCAACGCGGGAATTCGCGCCGTAAGACGGCAAGCGGCCAGAATTACCCCCAATCAATCCCTGGTTGAAAGCCGGAACAGCTACGCCTGCGGGAGTGACTGAAACCGTCACATCGCATAGAATCGAAAGCGGTAAGGCTTGAGTGGCCATTTCGTAAGCTCCTACAAATCAACCGTTATTTCCGCAAAAATCCCGTTCACATCCTCGAGGATGATGTTGGCGAGCTGGATGGCCGGCTTCACGAGCACGTCCGTCACCTGCTCATTCATCCGCGCCGAAAACCCTGTCCGCTCCCACCATTGGTTCTGGAAGAGTTCAGGCGTGCGGCGTGGCGTTCCGATAACTGTGTCGAGGTATAAATTCGACGCCTCAAGAATAGCATGAACGAAATCCTGGTAGAGACACGCCTTGACCTGGCGCGCGCGATCAAAGCTATTCGGGCCATAGAAGATGAAATCCGTCTGCCATACGCGCGTGTAGATCGTGGTTTCGGGATACGTTTCACCCGCCTGCGTTACCGGCTGAACCTCATGCGCTGTGTTGTAGCGATCAGAAACTTCAACGCAGCGCAGGAACGCGATGTCATCCGTGATCGCCCATGCAGGCTGGCCGGTGGTAGGCCAGTCGATACGCACATTGAAATACGCCTGCTGATCGGTCGGGCCGCTAGGCGTGATCCCGAGACATTGCAGGGTGATGTTTTGAAAGAGAATGCTCATCTGCTGAGCAGTGAGGCCCGTAGAGGTCATGGTACCGACATTGGGAATGACGTAGCTACTCACCGGGTTGCCTCGATGCGATGGCCTTAAAAAATGTGAAGTCTTTCCACGGGATCACAGCCACAACCTTGTAATTCGCGCCACGCCACACGATCTGATCGCCGATGCCGGAAACCTGGCCATCGACGTAAGTGCGATACATGCGTTCTTCCGAGATGAATCCCATCATGCCAGTTACGCGATCGCCTTCCGGAACCTGCGCCAAGTCCTGCTCTGTGGCCGGCTGAATAATGCCCCAGAACGCAATCGGCGTCGTGGTAAAGACGTATCCGCCCTGCTGGAACGTGCCCACTGAGCGATTGACGGTGTACACCTGTGCGAAAGCTGGAGAGTTCACAACGCGGGTGAGATTCAGAGTAGGCACTAAAGCACGCCTCCCGCAATTTCCTCTGCTTCCTCAGCGCCGCGTTCGATCTCTTCTCCGATAGATTCCCAGATCGTTTGACTTATCGCAGAAGGCACCGATGACGTTCCACGTGGAACATTCGCAGCAGTCTCTGTATGCTGGCCTACTACAACGTGCGTAATTGCCCTGCGCATTTGTCCTGTGTCGATTCCAGGTCTGTCGCTTCCCTTGTGTGCAATCGTCGAAGGCTTATTGGGCTCCCATCCGTTGCGCGGATCGGTAAACCAACGCTTCGAGGCCGATTCCCCAATTGTCCCAGCGCGGTCAAGATGCTGCATCATGGCTTCAAAATCGCCATCGAGAGCAGAAACCGAAGCCGCCGCTATGTATTTTGCAATTAGGGTTTTAGTAGGCTCGGCTTCGATTGCTGCCTCGATGACTACGCGGGGAGGTTGGCCGCGGAGCGGAGAACCGTTGGTGAAGATAAACAGCAACTCTGCGTTTGAAATCGGCTGCTTTGCCGCTTCGAGCAGCTTCCGGGCGAGCTTACCCGGTTTGCCACTCTTGGTGGGCTTGAGTAGCGACACGCGCGCCAGTAGTGATTCTTCCCGGTTGTCGCCCTCGGGAATGCCCACAAGCGCGTCCGCGCCCTGCAAGGCTGCGATCCCATCGTATATCTGGCGCATTCCCGGTCCGCTTGAACTGTAGCTGATATTCACAGCCAGCCTCCGCCGCCCTGAACCTGTGGGCCACATCCGCCGGCGCGCACATAGATCGGGCCGGATCCGCAGAGCCGCGCCATTGTAGCCAGTTGCACACCATACTGCGTGAGCGTCCAGGTTCCCCATGAAGCCAGCGTATCGAGGATCGCGAGCCCCTGATTCACGCCGTCCGCGCCCTGCGAGATCGTGATTCCGGCTTGCAGACTATTCGCTACAATCTGGCTTGCGGTGGTTTGTGGCTGGCCTTCGGTCTCTTCCCAAAGCGTCAGGTAATGAGCAACATAGAGCGCCATCGCCAGAGGCCACTGTTCGCGCCAGCGTGACTGCATAAGACTAGCGTAGGCGATATTGATGTAGAGCTGAATCAGCGCCAGCGGCACCGGAGGAGCCTCATAGATCGAAAGCGTGATCGATCCGGCACGCGAAGGAATATTTGAAAGCGTGATGCTGGTATTCGGAACGATGG